GAAAAACATACACCACCTGGATTAATATGTGTCTGCGGTGTACTAACCCAAATCATCCTCTCTGGAAGTACTACGGAGGCAGAGGTATCCGAGTTTGTGATTCTTGGAACGAAAGCTACGACGAATTTTACGAAACGATGGGCGACAGGCCAGAAGGCTACACCATAGACCGGATTAACAACGATCAAGGTTACGAACCGGGGAATTGTCGGTGGGTTCCGATGACCATTCAGAACCGAAACAATCGACGGACGCACTTTATCACTTTCCAAGGCGAAACGCTCCCGCTCGTCGATTGGGCTGCAAGGTATGGGTACACACCGAACGGGTTAAGATCTCGACTAAGCAAGCTACCTATTGAACTGGCTATGTCTGAAGAGAGTCAACGACCCGTCAAAAAGCATGGTTCACTGACAATGTACGTCTCCGATAAATGCCGGTGCGATCTTTGCCGCAAGGCTTACAGCGAATATCAGAAAGCCCGCAGAAAATGAATATTCCTGAAATCGCAAATAAAGCAGGCATCTCTGTTGATGAAGTCCGATCCCGCTGGCTTACATTGCGCGCTGCGATATGGAAATCCGACTTTCCCCGTTTCGCCAGAGAGGCTCTGCGCATTCGCACGAAGTCCGGCGATCTTGAGCCGTTGATTTTGAATGATGCTCAGCAAATACTCCACGAAGCCGCAGAGCAGCAATTGAGAGATGAACGATGGGTACGTATAGCCGGTCTTAAAGGACGTCGCCAAGGCTTCAGCACATACGTAGCTGCGAGAGGATATCACAGGGCAACTTTATTCGACCGTCAACGTATCTACATTCTCACGCATGAAATGGCCGCGTCCAACGTCCTTTTCAGTATGGTCGACCTGATGCAACAAAAGCATCCGTTTCCCCCAACCGTGGGCACGGATAATGCCAAAGAGCTTGAGTTCCCTCAACGTGGCTCCAGCTACCAGGTTGCGACCGCAGGACAGAAGGCTGGTGGACGCGGCGGCGCAATCAGCTTCTTCCACGGTTCGGAAGCCGCCTGGTGGACCAATGCGCCCGATCACTTCGCGTCGTCCGTGCAGGGTGTCGACGAAGTTAAGGGCGTTTGGGGCGTGCTGTGGAAGCAGCCGGCAAAACCGCTGCCCTTCGAGGAAGCCCACACTGAAATTTACGGATGGGTGAAAGCCCCGTCGGAAATTTGGCTCGAAACCACGTCAGCCGGACCGAGCGGCGAATTCTGGAAACGCTACATGGATGCGATGAAAGGCACCGGACGCTATCGCGCCGTGTTCGTGCCTTGGACAGTCCAGCCGGAATACGTTGAGCATGGCGACTTCACACCCAATCCCGAGCCCGACGAAGAAGGCGATCTTTCGGAACTCGAATATCAGGAAGCCTACAAGCTTTCAGACGCGCAAATGCTCTGGCGCCGGTCAAAAATTCAGGAATTGGGGTCGGCTGGAAAATTCCGACAGGAATATCCGATCGACGTCACCGAAGCTTTTGCCGCTGCCGATATCGAAGGTGTGTTTATCAAACCGGCGTTGGTACTGCGCGCTCGCAAGCGTCAGATGCCAGATCCCGATGCGCCGCTGATTATCGGCGTGGATCCGGCAGGCTCGGGCGGCGACCGTTTTGCGGTCGCGTATCGACGCGGCGACAAAATCTTGAAGGTCATTTACCGGAACAAGCTGGAGCACGATGAGGCAGTCGCCTGGCTTTCCGAGATTCTTGACACAGATAAACCCAATCGCATGTGTATTGATCGCGGCTCGATGGGGCAAAATATCGTCTCGGCGCTGCGCAATCGCAGCAAGCGCTACTCTGATATCGTCAAGGGGATTGACTTCGGTGGCACTTCTCGCGCAAAAAAAGCCAATCCAAAGCGTGCAGGACCGTGGAACCGTCGTGCGGAAATGTATGGCGATTTCAAGGAATGGCTGATTGAGGGCGGTACTATTCCCGACGACGACGATCTTGCGTCCGATATCAGCGGACCCAAACAAAAGTGGAGAGCAAACAACGATTGGTTGCTGGAGAGCAAAACTGATATGAAGGCTCGGGGACTTCGTTCGCCAGATCTCTCCGACGCATGTGCGCTCACTTTTGCGACGCGAGAATTCTTTGAAACATGGCAGTCGCCGACCAAAGCGCAGGGATGGAGCGCAGGGACCTCGAAAGAACAGCAGAGGCTAGACCAGTTTAACAGCGTAGGATATGAGAGCAGCTTCGAGGATGATCGGGGTTACTCGTCCCCTGGTGGATGGATGATTTAACATGGCAGGTATCAGGGACAATCTCGCACGGCAAGACTTCGAGCCCATTGCACGCACCCGCACCAAGACGCCCAAGGGCTTCGATAACGTGGACAGCTTCCTCCAGGATATGCGGAGCAAATGGGAGTGGGGCTACGGATTCAACGAACACAACATCCTTGCAGGCAAGGAAGACGCCAAGTTTGTCGTCGGCAATCAATGGGATCCTGTAGTTGAACAGCGTCGAAAGGACCAGCGCAAGCCGGTACTGACCTTCAATCGCTTGGTGGCTTTCGTTGCCCAAGTCGTCGGCAATCGTCTCATGAATGAGACGGAAATTCGGGTAAACCCTGACAAAGCCGGCACCAAGGAAATCGCGGAAATTCGCGAAGGAATTATCCGCTCGATTTTCAAGAATTCCTATGCCGATTTTGCACGGGACGAAGCTGCAAAATATCAAGTCGTAGGGGGCGAAGGCTATTTCACCCTCACGATGGAATACGAAAGCGATGACGTTTTCGAGCAGCATATTCGGATCGGCGCGATCACCGACCCGTATTCCGTCGTCATCGATCCGCTTTCGATCGAACCGAGTGGCGCAGACGCGCAATGGGGCTTTGTCAGCGACGACATTCCGCAGCAGGAATACAAGAAACGCTGGCCGTGGGCAGCAGAAATCAGTTTTGAAGGCCGACAAAAATGGAATTCAAACGGCTTTTGGCTGCATGAAGACACAATTCGAGTTGTGTCTTACTGGCGTATGGTCACAGAAGGCACCAAGGTTCTCGCACTCTACCAAGACGGTACTGTCCATGACGTAACCGAAATGGAAGAATTCGAGTACATCAACTTGGTCGAAACTTACAGTGATGGTCGACCATACATTCGCGAAGTACCGAACCGTTTTGCGCGCCTTTACGTATGTTCAGGCAACGCAATTCTCGAAGGTCCTTACGATTATCCGATTTCATCGATCCCGATCTATCGCGTGCCCGGATGGGAATTGAACGATGGGGACAAGATACATCGTTGGGGGCTTATTCGTTTTCTCAAGGATCCGCAGCGCCTCCACAATTACTGGCGCTCGACTGTCGCAGAACAGCTTGTTGCTGCACCACGCAACAAGTGGCTCTCGACACCGGACGCGGTCAAAGGTCACGAAGCCAAGTGGCGGCGCTCTCCGACCAGTGATGATCCATTCCTGTACTACAACGACGGCGAAACACCGCCGCAGCACATTCCGCCGCCTGGAATTGATGCAGCGCTTGTGAATGAAGCTGCGATTTCGACGCAGGACATGAAGGATATTTCGAATATCCACGAAGCTGCGCTCGGAATGCCGAGCAATGAAGTGTCCAAGGTCGCGATCCAGCAACGCCAGATGGTATCTGACGTCGGAACGTATCTCTACGTCGACCGCCGCCGTCTGGCAGACGAGCGTTGCGCGAAAAACATCAACGAACTGATCCCGTATATCTACGACACCAAGCGCACGGTCACGATTATCGGACGCGATGACAAGGTTGCGATGACGGTCCTGAATGATCCGAGCAACCCGAATTCGGATATGACGCTCGGCAAGTACGGAGTGACTGTAACTGTTGGGCCGGCCAGCGAAACCAAGCGCACGCTCGCCGCAGAGCAGATGATGGCTTTCGTGAACGCGATGCCACAGAGCGCGTCCGTCGTCATGGATATCATCGCTGAGGCTCAGGATTGGCCGCGCAACGGTGAATTTGCTCGCCGATTCAAGATGCTTCTGCCTCCAGGCACTATTCCGATCGACGAAATGACACCAGAACAGCAGCAAGCTGCACAGATGCAGGAGCAAATTCAACAGATGCAGGCACAGCTTGAAAAGGCGATGGCCGAAGCAGAACTTGCAGGCAAACAGGCTAAAGCAGCGAATGACGAAGCCCGAGCCCGTCTCGCCGAAGCACAAGCGTACAAGGCCGTCATGGACGCGCGCAGTCGCGCAGCAGACGTGGCGTCAAAAAATGAGCAGCGCGAAGCTGAGATGGACGACATGGAATTCCGTGAAGTCATGGACGCGCTGGATCAAAACAATCGCCTAGCCGCCGAAGACCGGGACTTCGACGAGCGGGTGCGGGAACGCGAAACCCGGAACATGACCAATGGAGAACAAGTCAATGAATAAGCTGATCAAGTCGACGCTGCGCATGACCGCAAGCGAGCGAGCGATGGGGCGTTACATGAAAGCACCCGATCACGATGCTGCGGACGATTTCGCTGAGTTTGCGGAATTCGAAGCTGCGGGCGAAGTGAAAGTCGGGGACAGCAATCTCGCTGACCAGCCGGAGGAAAAGCCGGCTCGCAAGCCTCGTGCCCCAAAGGTCGAGCGACCGACTGACGATGCTGACAATCAAGACGACGTCGACGAAGGCGATGACGTCGACGAAGGCGATGACGTCAATGACGGCGATGAAGATCAGAAGCCGAAGAAGACCGCGAAAGATCATCAGATCGAGCGCTTGAAGCGCGAAAAAGCAGACCTTGCTCGTCAGCTTCGAGAAGGCACCAATCGTGAATTGCTGGAACGTCTCGAAAAAATCGAAAGGGGCTTGTCGGGCGGCACGAGCAATGATAATCAGAGCATCGGAAACGCTCCTGATCCAAACGATTTGGAGAAATATCCTCTCGGGCACCTCGATCCCGATTACATCGAGGACAAGCTTGACTGGCTTACTGAAAAGAAAGCCGCCGCTCAAGCTGACGCGGTCCTGCAACGTCAGCAGGAAATTGAGCAGACGTCCGTTTTGCTCGAAAAGGTCGACGACCTCGCAACCCGCGGTGCCGAAATCTACGACGACTTCCAAGAAAGCGTAGTTGAAGCAGGTATGCGAGGCGAGTGGGACTTGTCCCAACCGACCTTCGAGGCTGCGCACGAAGCCGAGAACGGTGCTCAAATCCTTTACGAACTGTCGCAGGACACCAAGGAAGCCACTCGCGTTGCGCGAATGACTCCCTTCCAGCAGATCAAGTACGTGCAGGAACGCGACACCGAAATCAGCAAGGGCAAGGCTCCCCGGCGCAAGCCCCAAGCGGGCGAACCGCCACGAAACCCCGCGCGCGGTGCTAACTCGCGCACGCAAATCAGTCCCGCCACGGACGATCTCGATGCTTTCGAGAAAGCTTGGGCGGCTGACGAAAAACGCAGTCGATAATTGCGGCATCGGGATATTCCGATCCGCGCGAGCAAGAAAGGAATATCCCGATGGGTACTGTTACCGTTGAACAGCAGAAGCTGGTTCTCAACGCATTTGCGATGGTCCTCCAGAACAACCTTGTCACCGGCCAGGCCGTGACCTGGAACGAATACGACGGCGAAATGGACGACCGCAACGGGCTCCAGGTGCTCGAACAGGTCACGCCGCGCTACAACATCACCCGCACCGAAAACGGTGTGAAGGATCTGACCAGCGGCACGGACGGCACCGTGTTCGGTTCGGAACTGTTCGAAGTCACCGGCACCTTCAACGCCAACATGGGTTGGGGCGACTTCGTCAAGATCAAGACGATCGGCGACGCGCGCGAGAGCAAGGCGCTCATGGGCGCCGCAACCAGCATGGCCGAGAAGATCGATGCCTACATCATGGCGATCGCCGTCAACGCTTCGTGCGATTGGCTCGGCGACGGTATCACGTCGATTGATGAATGGGTCGACGCGGCTGCGGCCTACGCTCGCCTCAAGGAGAATGGTGTCGGCGACAACGATCTGTCGTACATCATGAACCACACCGACGAATACAAGTTGGGCGACCAGCTTGTGAAGCTGCCGAACGAGACGGGCGCAGGTACCTACCGTCGCGGCTTCTCGGGTGAACTGTCGGGCATTCGTACGATGTTCACCAACCAGCTTCCGGTACTTACGACGGGTTCTCGGGCTACCACGGGAACTACTGCGGTCAATGGTGCAAACCAGAACGTCAACTATGCTGACGTGGCGAAGGCAGGCACCGTCAACGGACGGCGCATGACACAGAGCCTTGTGCTCGATACTGCCGGCGCAGGTACGACCTTCAAGGCGGGAGAAGTTTTCACGATCCCCAACGTATTCGCTTTCGACAATCGGAAGCAGGCTCCGGTGACGCCGGCACGTCTCCAGCAATTCACTATTATTGCTGATGCGACCGCCGACGGTACAGGGAACGTGACACTGACGATTTTCCCTGCGATTATTGTGCCTGGTTCGGGTGCGGGCGACAACATCAACATCAACACCGCTCATGCTACCGTCACCGCCGCGCCGGCTGACAATGCCGTACTCACTTTCTTGGGCGCCGCCAGCACGACGCTTTCGCCGCGTGTCTTGATCCAGAAGGAAGCGGTGGTGGTTAACACTGTGCCGCTGATCCTGCCGGCTTCGGATACATCGATGCGCCGTCGCCTGAACAAAATCCCGCTGACTGTCCGCATGTGGCAGCACAGCGACTTCTATACCGGTGCACACGGTGTCCGGTTTGACGTCGCGCTGAATGCCAACGTCCGCGAGCGGATGCGGATCGCGCGCTTCAACGGCTCGTAATCGGCGCGCTCTCGTTCTCCGGAGCGAAAGCTGATATCTCCCCTGTCGATGCCCGCTCGGCAGGGGAGATTTTCTCTCAGAAATTTCAGGAGAAAACTCATGGCTCAATTGAAAGAGCATTATCAGGGCAAATACATGCCCGCTGATTCGACGTTGAAGATCGGCGTCAGCATGGCTGGCTTTTTGATCACGACTGCGGGAACTATCACCGTTACAGATGACGACGGCGAAGTCATTGTCAACGCTCACCCTGTCACCACCGCTCAAGGCTTTATCCGCATTCCGTTGTTTTCCAAGACAAGCGCAGGCATGACAGTCACGCTTGCCGGGGGTGCTTCGGGGACAATTTTCAAGTAGGAGAACATCATGGAAAAGCAAAACACTCCCGCATGGTTCTACGGTCCGAACGGTGCAGCAAAGATCTTCGACAATCTCGATGACGTGCCCGCCGGCTGGCAGGATCACCCGAGCAAGATCAGCACTACCGCGCCGGTGATCGAAAAGGCGCAGACGCCTGTTAGCGATCCTAACGAAGTCGACGCACACGGCCATCGGTGGTCCGCTGATCTGCACGCCGCAAGCAAGAGCAAGACAAACGCTGGCTTGTGGCGGATGAAGGTCGGCGCGCGTCGCCCCGATCCGCTACCTGGTTTCCCCAAGGACGAGACGGCAACCGGAGCCCCGCCGCTCGATCTGTAATTCATGGCTCCGATCTGGAGGCAAGCATGAAAAATTGCAATCACGGCAAAATGTCTGGTAAGGGTATGAAGGGCAAGGATTACAAGATGGGCGGCAAGGCTTCGATGAAATCAACCGCCAAATCGTCCAGCAAGCGGACCACCGCCCGCCGCAAATAAGGATGGAGCGCTTCCGTGACTCTTGTATCGTCGATCATCAATGACGCTTTTCGTGAGGGGAATATCCTTCCGCTCGTGAAGCAACCGAACGACGCGCAATCCACGGAAGCGCTCCGTCTCCTGAACCAGCTTTTTTCGACGATCTACGGGAATGAGGCAGGCGAGTCGCTGCAAGACTGGCCTCTCGGTAATTTCGGCCGCGAGAGCCCTGAATACGATATCGGATGGGATGAATATCGCATCGACCGCCCGACAATCAATCAGCGACTTATCGCGCTGAATGAGGAAGCCAAGACGATTTACCTGCCGCTTTATCCGCAGGACGGATCTCGTATGGGGATGGCAGATCCTTACGGACGACTTGCTGCATTCCCTGTCACCCTCGACGGAAACGGACGCACGATCGAAGGCGGATCTACGCTTTTGCTTAACACCAACGGGCTCTATCGGGAATGGTTTTATCGCGCCGATCTCGGAAACTGGATGCGCTTGACGGGTGTGACGCTCACTGACGAAATGCCCTTTCCGGCGGATTTCGATATCTTCTTCACGATCCTGTTGGCGATGCGCATCAACCCGCGCTACGGTCGCCAGATGGACGCGCAGAGTGTCGAAATGTATAAGGGTGAACGCCGCAAATTCGTCGGCCGCTATTTGCAATCCATGCCGCTTGAGATCAATGACGATATCTCGTGGCCGTTCATGTCGACGCAAAGCTACGATCAGCAGCGCGAATTTTCGTCGAACCGCGCATTCAACCGCGGCGGCTATTTCTGGAGGCCGTAGGACATGGTCGACATTCCCCTGTCTCGTAGCGACTATTTTCGAGGCGTCGCCAAGGAAGCGCGCATCCAGACACGCAACCGCTTTTTCGAGCAAAATCCCGTCCTCACCGATACCCAAGCAGCGCTCATTGCCCGTCCAGGAATGCGCCGCTGGCTAAGTGTAGGGGACGGGCCGATCCGTGGCATCTACAGTCAAGCGGGATGCTTTGATGATGCGCTTTTCGCTGCGTCGGGTCAAAACCTGTACCGGATCAGCAATCAGGAAGTGTCAACGCTTGTCGGCGGGATCCCGAGCCTCAATCCGACGTCGAGCGTCCAGATGGTCGCGACGAGCAATATTGGCGACACTCCGCAATATTTGTTTGTCGTCGCCGGCTCGTCTCTCATGTGCTATATCGAAAACGGGTTTGCCCGTGGCACGATCTCGGGAACGCCGGCGAACAATGACGTCGTGCGGCTTGGTTCTACCTATTACCAATTTACCAATGGCGGTGTCGACGTCGGGGCACCAGCCGGAACACTCGCAAATCCGTGGCTGGGGTCCCTCGGGATTTCGACCGCAGAAGCTTGGACCAATCTTGGCGAAGCAATCAATGCGATCGGCGCGGCGGGCACCGCCTACAGCACCAATACGACAGCCAATCCCGACGCGCAGACGACGGCGTCGACAGCTACGCAAGTTTTTGTGCGCGCCAATGCGATCGGGACACTCGGCAACGTTGTAGTCACGACGGAAACCGGCGCTTCGATCACTTGGGAGCAAGGCGCCACTCTGACAAATGGCGGCACACCGATTTTCTTCCAAGTGCAGACTCCCGATGACGTCGGGATTGTCAGCGTTGGCTATCTGGCGTCCTACGTCATTCTTGTGCCGGCACAAGGCCAAGGTATCAACGGACGGTTTTACTGGATCGAGCCAGGGGAAACGATCGTTGATCCGCTCAATTTCGCCACGGCTGAGAGGGCTCCCGATCCGATCTCGGGCGTAGTCGTATTTGGAGATCAATTCTGGCTTCCTGGAGCCAATACGACGGAAGCGTGGTATTTCACAGGAGATCTTGAAAGCCCTGTCCTTCGGGTGCAAGGCGTCGTCTATGATCGGGGCGCGTGGCAGGGCACAGCGCTACAGGTCAAGGAAAGTATGATCGTCGTGGATAACGAAGGCGCTGTTTTTCAGATCGGCGGTGGTGTAAAGAGAATATCGCGTCCCGATATTCAAGAGCGTATTCGCGAAGCCATCCAGCGGCAGAAATTACGAGGAATTTAGTCATGGCAATCCAATGGGCGGATAATTTCGGTCGGTACGGTACGGGGCCTTCGAGCACTGCGGCTTTGCTGGCAGGATTACCTTATGCTAACATCGGTGGAACCGGAGGCGGTGGCCAAGTAACGGCTAGTCCTGACGTTAACGAAAGTGTCAGAGCGTTCCAGATAGGAGCCAACGGAAATTCTTGGCCGATAGATTTTCGTATTGCGTTACCCACTGTAGTCACCGGAACAGTCGGAATCGCTTTCCGAGCATGGTTAGCCAATTTACCGCCCAACGACCCACAAAGGTGTGCTCTCGTTGGAGTACAGCGAGCGAACGGTGATTACATCGCCTATGCGCGAGTTGAACAAAATGGTGCAATCAGCATCATTGGCAGAGTCTCAAACGTACTAACTCAGATTGCAACGACGATTAATCCTGTCATTCAACCGTCTTCTTTTAACCATTTCGAAATGATTCACAACAAGGCTAGTGGAACTGGTCAATTCTATATTAACGGGATACTCGTTTCAAGCCTTAGCTATAGCGGCGTTGATACAGTAGATAATGTCGTTTTTGTCAACTTCTCTAATAGAAGTGACGCCGGTATTAGTCTGAACATGTGGATTAAAGATTTGTATATTTGGGACGGGACCGGTACTCAAAATAATTCGGTGGCAGGGACGGTGATTGTTGGACGTCTCAAGCCGGTCAACGACGTTACGCTTGGTGGTTGGACGCCGAGCACTGGCAGCACCGGCACACCTTTGCTTGCTAAGGATGCTCCCAACGACGCGACGTATATTGCGGGTGCAGGATCACCGCTGCCGGCACCGTCACGCTTCGATCTGGAAAATTTGCCGGCCGACGTCAGCAGCGTTCGCGGATTGCTTCCTGTCATCCGAGTGCGCAAGGTCGACGGCGGCGACGCCAATATCCAGACTGGTCTCACGCCCGACAACGGAGTAAACTACGATCTCGGCGCCGATAGACCCGTCACGAGCGCTTTTACCTATTACTTCGACGTGTCCGAACTTGATCCAGCCAGCGCAACACCGTGGAGCCCGTCTGCGGTCGATGCTGCACAACTGAGGCTTGATAGGACAGTCTAATTATGGTCGCGTCCGTTTCCGTCGAAATTTCGCAATCCGACGTCGGCGTTGCTTTTGCAGCGTCGCAGGCAAACCTTTTGGCTTCGCAATCCGACGTCATTGTAATTTTCAACGTACCATCCGAAAGCGCGAGAATTTCTCAATCCGATCTTTCGTATGTGTCGGTGACGGACACGCAGGCGGAAATCTCGCAAGCGGACGTCATAGTAATCTACCGCGGTCGATCAGAAGACACCGTTCTGCGATCCTGGACCTTCTCGCTTGACGGGCACGACTTCTACGTGCTGCGGCTCGGGGACGAGGCTACGCTTGTGTATGATCTCTATTCCGAGCAATGGATGGACTGGAAAAGCCCCGAGTTGGGTTTCTGGCGCGCGAATGTCGGGATCAATTGGAACGGTGGCGAAGGATTGGGTGCGGGCTACGGAAGCAACGCCGTAGTCGGTGACGATTTTTTGGGCATCTTGTGGTTTCTCGATCCGAATCAAGGCTTCGACGATCATCCGTTGATAGACGACACTGCGCAGTATTTCGAACGCATCACTATGGGGCAAATGGCCATTAAGGGTCGGCAAGTCATGCCATGCTATGCTGTGTGGTTGACGACCGACATGGGGGCGCCTGCATACGACGGTGCCGGCGTCAGGCTCTACACGAGCGACGACGGCGGTGCGACGTTTGATGATCACGGTCTTGTTACCGTAACGGCGGGCGAATTTTCGCCGGAAATATCGTGGTATTCACTAGGCCAGATCGGCGCACCTGGGCGACTGTTCAAGATTGTCGACGACGGCGCGATTGCGCGGATCGATGGCCTCGAAATGAATGATCCTGACGATGACGGGTAAACTTCAACCCCTTGACGAGAAATTTCAGATCGTCGGTCCGGACGGTCGCCCCACGTTGTATTTCACGCGATGGGCGCAACAGCGCATGCAGGATATCGGCGATGCGATATCCCAAGAGCAAGCTTTGCTCTTGATCCAGGAATATATCGACCAATTTGCCTTGGTACCAGGGATCGGCATTGATATCACACCTGACGGCAAGCTGACGAGCAATCCGACGATTGCCGCCGAGGTGCAGCCGATCCTTGACCAAATTACGGACGTGCATGGGTCGATCCTGTTTCGCGGTGCTGCCGGCTGGCAAGCGCTCGGGCCGGGGCCCGCCGGGCGTTTTCTGCGCACCAACGGCGCGGGAGCGGACCCGACTTGGGCGCCTGGCGGGGGAGGATCGACGCCGTGGTATTGGGCACCGCCGGCAGCGGCCGATTTCACATTGGGCAGCGCGGATGCCACGTTGCCCATTCTTACGGATGACGCCGATCTCGGCTTGAATATGAATTTCGGCACCTTGGTTACGGGCAATATTCGGCGGTTCGCCTGGAAAGCATTGCCTGCTGCCGGTGCTGCCAATTGGGAGGTTGTCGTTCGGCTCGATATCGCCCAATCCAACACAAGCGGCAATATGCTCGGCCTCATGGCATACGAAAGCGCCACTGGTCGAAATCTCATGTGGACGTATCACGCGGCGGCGAGTACGTCCTACATTCGTGCTGATAGGTCAACGGCGTTGAACGCTAACGTGACGCTGATTTTGGGGCTCGGGCAGCCTTCGGCGCCGATGGTGCCCCAATGGTTGAAATTGTCGTTCAACAACACGACCGGAATTTACTCCTGGTCGCATAGTCGCGACGGGAAAAATTGGATCTTGATCAACGGGAACACGGTCGCAAAAGCAACCGTTTTCACGAATGTTGCGGATCGCGTCGGCTTCGTATCCTATACCGAGACGAATTCGGCGAATTGGATCAAGTCGATGAATTGTGAACATTGGTCGCAAAGCTGGTAAAATCGACATTGACGAAGCCGCCGCACCGGCATATTGTCCGCTTCGTTCCCTCGCCGTCGAGCGCTTTTCCACATAGCCCACCGGGAACCACGGGGCCATATGGAAGACAAGCGCATGACCCTGCCTCCTGAAATCATAGCCAAAGCAATCGACGAAGCTCCCCTCAACCGGGGTGTGAGCGGCGCCGATTGGCTGGCGCACGAGGGCAACGTCCCCGTCACCTTCGACAACGGCGATATCGCGCTGTTCGAGCATGAGGGGGGCGACGATTACCAGGTGCATTTTCTCTTCGTCGGGCGCGGCCGGCAGGCCATCAATCACGCCCGCGAATCGTTCCGGGTCATGTTCGCCGAGCACGGCGCCAAACTGATCTTCGGACTGGTCCCCGATTTCCGCCGTGACGTGAAGCTCCTGGCCCGTTGGGCGGGTGGCAAATGCGCCGGCCTGCGCTCGACGCCCGAAGGGCCGTGCGAGCTTTACGTCCTATCGAATTCCATGTGGAAAGGTGCGATCTAATGGGCTTCCTCAAACCCAAAGCCGCCAAATCGACGTCGGATAATGCCAACCTTGGAGTTATCAACTCGACCTATGGCGGGATGATGAATCAGGGCACTGGCGCAACAAATTTTCTGGCGCAGCTTCTCGGCGTCACCCCTGGATCGGTAGCGGCCGGAGCCAACACAGTCGGCAATGTTGCCAATGGTGTCGCACAGGCTGGCGGTGCACAGGCCGGATACAACAACTATCTCCAGATGGCCGGATATGCTCCAGCGATGCGGGAAATGTCACGCGGCACCGTGGGGTACTCCGTGAAGTGCGCCGAGCCCCAGAGGCCGCGCTCTTCGCCGGCGTGCCACACGAACAGCGTGCTGCGCTTGGGCTTCGTCTTGAGCGACGCGAGATACTCGGCAATCTCCAGCACCGCCATCGATCCCGACCCGTCGTCGTCGGCCCCGTTGAAGA